TCCTACTGTATCTGTAATACTAAATTGACTTTTTCTTAAAAAGTAATTAGCAATAATAGTTTCATCTGGATTTGTAGAAATTTGAGTTGAGCTTAAAGCATCGAACAATTTTTTGTAAAGATTTGTATTATTCGCGCCATCAGAATCAGGAGTTTCAACTTCAAAGAACTCGCCATTATCCGAGAAAAACGTAAAGTTATTGATTATATCTCCTGTTTTTTCGTTAATTATAGTATTGGTCCCGTTTGATGTTTGCCAGATAGAAGCTCTTGTGTATTTATATCCAGAAATTACTTTAGAAAGTATATCTTTTAAATTTCTTTTCAATAAAGCTCTGGTTGCAAAATTCATATTTTGATCAACCATGAATACAACGTCTAATGTATTTGGGTCTGCGTCATAATCAGGATTTGGGTAAACATATCTTCTATCTAATCCATTTCCGCCAGTTGGATAATAATTAGAAGGAACTTTGACCTTCTTCATCTTGACATCAAACTTTTTTGAAGGAATACTAGAAAACGTTCTAGAATCAAATTTTAATCCAACGTGAGCGGCCATTGGATAAGAGAAATTTCTATCTATAACTTCAATTACAGCTTCTACGCTAACTTCTCTTTTGACCAAAGGATTAATAGTCTCTGGCGATTTCTTTTCTATCAAAATGAAACGATCTCTTCCGTTTACAGACGGAGGCAGCACAATGTCAGCAGATAGCATTTCATTCTGTGTAATTGGGCTTGTCTCGGTCGATTGTGGTTCGTTTGGATCGTCTGACATAAATTATTATATTTTTAAGATGCTGTTATTGCAAATTTTCTTGCATTATTAGTGGTTCCACTTGCCGTTAATTTTACAAACGCATTGTCTGGCGATGTAGCCCAAATAGCTAAATAATGATCGTCTGCTACCGCTAGCTTACTGGTAATTTCAGATGGTATTTGAAAAGAAAATGTTCCTACATTATTTCCTTCAGCAACAATTTCACTCGCCAACACTTCCCAAGTATAAGTCTGATAAGTTGACGAAGAACGACCAAAATCAATTTCGGCTACTACTTTAATAGCAGCTTTTTGAGAAATAGTTGTATATCCACTATAAATAAAATAACTAGCTCTTCCTGAAACAGTTATAGAACTTCCTTTAACAAATGAGTTTGCAGCTAACGCATCAAACGTTTTATATGAAGCTCCGTCTCCCACCACAGAATTTGTATATACAATAGTATTTGGAGCTATTGGAACATAATTACTTACCGCTTTATCGTTTAAATCATATATAGTAGATAGTATAGCTGAATAATTTCTTGGGCTAATTCCTAACGCTACAACCTCTGCTTGTGTTTTTTGAATAGACATATTACGGTTCTCCTGATTTCCATTGATCTCTTAAATAATCATTCCAATAATTTCTTGTGGTATCATCAGGTAGCGAACCACCTACGGATGGTCCATTTCCATCATTTCCTGACATAGTTCCAACTCCGATATTTCTATTAAGACTTCCTCCAACACCCATGCTTGAGCCGTCTCCGATCATTAATCCGTATGGAGAATTTACAAAACCATTGATAACTATATTTCTATTACCAAGAATAAGTCCGCCATCTAATCCGAATTTAATATTTATTTCTAAATTAGTAGCTTTATTTGTGCCTAATCCTTGCTTTGGATCACTACCTTCGCTAACAGTATCAAATAGCTGATCTATTAACAAACTAATTTTTAATTTCTTAACATCTTTATTCTTTATCTTATGAATAAATACAAAAGGATCTTGGTTTTCGCTAGGCCAGCCATCACTACTTTTTGCCCAATTAACGAAATTACCACCTGGTCTATTGTTCAAAGCAGCTTCAGCTCCTGTATCTGTATTAGAGATTGGGCCTAGTAACTTAAAATTAGCTGGACGAGCTATATATACTTTTTTAAAATTATTTAACGGTTTTTGATTTTCAGTTCCAAAGTTGATTTCCATCATTACATTTCTGTAATTATACTCTCCTTTATAATTCATAACAGGAGTATCGTTCAAATAAATTCCTTTTAGCATATCTAAACCATATATTTTTTTGCCAAATTGATCAACCAATCCATAAATTGGACCTTCGCAAAGCAAATCAACACACTCAAATATAGATATTGATTTTAAAAGACCGTTTTGTTCGCGGGGCGGTATTAATTTTGGAGTAGCGGCGTCAGTTCCAGAGCCAAATGCTCCTTTGAAAAATCTATATGGATTAAGTATTTTCATGTATTATTCACCTATCAGTCTGGAATCGCTTACAGAAGACTGTAATGATTTTTGAGTATTGGAATTTAAGAACTTTACATCTATTTTTACTGGCGAAGAATAGATGGTTTTAGATGTTCCGATTTTAGCGACACATTGCCACTTTGCTTTATATATTGATAAACCAGATTTTGCAGATGTAGATAAATCAGAGCTTGGTCTTTCAGCCGTGAATCTAACTAATCGGTTAAATTCAGCAGAAGAATACTGAGAATAACTAAACAAATCTTCAAATACATATCCTCCAGAACCAGTTATCGCTGTATTGTTTCTGTAAAATACGCTTCCTATTGCTGGAGAACTCGCTCCTATTGAACTCCAGTTAACGCCTCCTAATGTAACAATTTTATATTTTTTACCAGCTACCATAGAAGAAGCTGGAATCAAAGATCTCTTGTTTGAGAATTTAACATTTTTCTTTTGAGACAAATCACTATAAGATCTATGTTTTAAAACAGAAGACGGTAATACTTGATACCCTGAATAAGATTCTCCGTCAAGTTTTGATCTATAATAAATACTTAATCCATCAGAACCAATTCCATCTTGGAATCTAGCATTTAAACGATGGAAACCTGCGGTTAACATTATCTCTGTTGTTGTCGATGGTATATCTGCGATTGCTGGAGCTGGAACATTATTTAAAGCGAATCCATGCGAATCGTAATAAGAGCTAGCTAGCTGTCCGTCGATATGAAGATCACCAGCATCATCAGAATCTATCTTAAAATTAAACTTTCTTAAAGGATAAACTTTTCCATTACTCGCTGTTAAAGCTGCCGTACCGTTCTTTACAAAAGTCATTCCAAGTTCAGGCATAATTGGCGCACTTCCTGATCCAGTTAATCCAATAGTTGCCCACTGACCTGTTGAGCCTATCTTCGTTATTTCGTAAGCCACTCCTGATTGTGCATCCACAATATCAATAACTTTAGTTTGATCCATTTCTACATATAAATAACCATAAAACTCCATCATATAATTATCTATTGAGTTTCTGTCTCCGTCAGAGTTGATTATAGTTTGAAGATTTGTTTGATTAACGTCTCCAACATAAACTCCTTGTGTTGAAAATGCAGGAAAACTATCGGTTAAAGAATTGAATCCTGTTTCGGTTAGAGGAGATGTCACTAAACTCCATCCTGTAGGATCTAAAGATGGAATGACTCCAGTATTTGTTTTTAAAGCTTTGTATATATATTGATGAGATGGGTTTTGTATTTCCGACCAAAACCCAGTATTTACTGTCGATCCACTTAAAGGAGCTATCTGTTCGACAGCTACAGCATAAGAACCTGTTGATGTCGTATATACTTCAGATCCGGTTGCGCCAGAAATAGTAAATGTAAAATTAGTTTGTCCTGTTCCTGTTCCCGTTACAGATATTAAATGCGTACCGTCAGCATAAGAACTATTAATTCCGCTTCCAATCAAATTGAATACATCAACATTTATGTTATTCAAAAATCCATGAGAGTTTTGTGTAGTTACGGTCACTACGCTTCCAGCTCTAGACGCTCCGCTAATCACAGCTCTACCCATTGAATCTCTAACAGCGGAAAAACAACGGTCTTGATAATTCGTTAATTCTTTTGTCTTGAATAGGTAATCTTTATCCCAATCTCCAATAGATAAATCATTAAATTCAGTTGGACCCCATTTTACTAACGACCCACTTTCATAAACATTGAAATAATTTGGCTGAGTATTTAAATCTCCTGTTCCTAAATTTGTTTTTAATCTAAATGATAATGGATCGTAAGAACGATAGACTAATCCATCATTGAAAGCGTACGCAGTTTCCATCTTAATAGCACCGGGCGTAGTTGCAGAAATCTCTTTCCATTCATAACTAATATCTGGATCGTATGTATCTAAATTTGGATTTGATACTACTTCTCCATTGGTTTTCACAACAACTTCAACAGGATCACTTGCTATCTTGCCCACGCTAGTTGTAAGTATATTAATATAAGAATTAACTAAATTGATAGAAGAGAAGATTTGACTATCTCCTAGGTCTGTAGCTTGGTTTGTAGAGAATCCATCTACGCTTAACCCATAAGGAGAAGGAGCTTCATCATTAGCTATAATTTCGGTATAATCGCTTACAGGCATATCAGTAGGAGCCATTAATTTTTTAATGTCTGTTGCTAATGGATAATGGTTAGCTGTTGCGCTTATTTGAGAAGATTGAATAAGCAATCTGCCGTATCCTACTGGAACAGTTTGACCTTGAGAAACGTTGCCGGGTTTAGATCCGAAAAGATAAGATTTACCACCAGCAGATACTTCTTGATTAAAATCTGGTTTTGGAGGTGGATAAAGAAGCGTCATTACTCCTTGAATAGCTAAAGCTCCTGCTACAGAATATAAAGTTCCTTGAACAGCGGTTGCGGCGGTTGTGCTCAGACCCATATCCATCATCATTATCCATGCGGTAGGACCAGCGAACCAAGCCAAAGCTGCTGCTGCCGCTATCAAAGCTATACCTCTACCTGTATTTGATCCTGCTCCCCAAACTATAGGAATTATATGTATTTCTTTTGGAATTCTTTGAATATCTAATTCTTTTGGATCTTGAATTACCTCATCGTCAATAATAATTCTGTAAAACACACCTTTTCCCATCAATTTTTTAACTTTGTTTATAAAACCTTTTCTATTAGAATTTATCGCTCTAAAAGCATCTTGAGCTGACTCGATATTCAGCTTAAAATGTTCACCATAAAGATTTCTCAATTCTCCATGCAAATATATATTAGTCATACATCTCCTTTAATACTTTAACATACTCTTTGCTAACATGAGGAATCTTTGGCGTTAAAAGATTAAACTTCTCTGTTTGCTTGCTATAGATTAAATACGGAACACAAGAATTTTCGCAATTAAATTTATCAAACTTAGATTCCTCTTCTCCAGACGAAGGATGAGTATGATAGATCGCCATCAACTTGCCGCTTCTGATTTTCTTCACAACCTCTAATGGATGAATCTCAAATAAGTTATTTTCGTAGATAGCGATATTTTTTGCTGGCTCAGTTACCACTTTGCCATCTTCCATGCAGATGAATCCGCAAACTTCAAGGTCAGATGTGGCTGCGTGATCAATTATAGATTTCATATTATTGTCCGTTAATGCTGTATTCTTCTGTACCGGGGAACCCGCCAAAAGGAAGCGATCCTTCGTTTCCAAATCTCATTTTGCATCCAGTAAGAGTTTTAGAGCATTGATCAGCAACCCAATGTTCTTTATTAAAGAATGGATCTTTATTAGGCGCTGATGTATGGTTTTTCAAACAAACATAAACCTTCATAAGCGGCTCCCAATTTGGGACTTCGTTAATATCACTTTTAGAAACTTTTATATTGCTCGTTTCTCTATATACGAAATCACCAACTTTATAAGCATTTCCATTATTCTTCCATCTTAATTCATTCTTTGCTGATAATAAAGTAGCTCTATCATTTCCAACTGATTTATTTAAGGAAGCGTCAAATGTAAATTTTTGTCCTGAAGAAAGTTTTCCAGAATCTGTCGCGTCATAATAAT